CGTAGAACGGGTGCTTGGAAAATGTACTGTTGGCAGTGTGCTTTTGAGGCTAAGCGGGAGCAGTTAATTATAGAATTAATGGATGCTTTTAGTAAAGGATATGCGGACATGCTTAATGATCGTGATAATATACGAACTAAGTTACTAACACTTAGTAGGATACTATAAGGAGGTAAGAATATGTGGGTAAAAGAAAGTAAAAAGCAACCTGTGATAGTTGTTATTTCAGAAAATTATGAAAACGTAATGCCTAGTTTAAGAGAGCAGATTAGGCAAGCTATTGTTAATTTAGAAATTGCTGAAGCTAATTATAACGATTGTGCTCCTACATGGGAAAAAGTTTGTTTCCATGAATGGGTTGCTGCTAAGGAACGGTTAAACGTATTGTTAAAAGAAGCTAAGGAGGGGCCATGCGAATAGCTTTTATTAAGATCAAGGGTACTTGGCGCGAAATTTGTGATAGTTGCAGGGTAACTGTAGGTAAAGAAGCAGGGCAGGGAGAGCCATCAAGTGCGTATAAACGTAGGTTGTTACTATCTGAGCACAGTCCTATTCGTAAGTTAATTGTTAACTGGAAGTGGACAAGCCTATTATGGTGGACGCAGACGCATTTTACAAGGCATCACGTGGGCGTGGAGTGGTTTGTGCAGACTAGTAGAGAGGACAGGACAAGCATTAAGCGGGAAGGGTTATCCCAGGATGCACCAGTGGATGTTGAAGGTGAGGCTAATGCTCAGGCGATTATTAATATTAGTCGTAAACGGTTATGTACTAAAGCAAGCCCTGAAACTAGACAAGCTTGGCAAGCATTTCTTATTAATTTAAAGGCTGTAGAACCTGAATTAGTTAGCGTATGTGTACGGGAGTGTGTATACCGCGGATGGTGCTTTGAAATGGATAGTTGTGGGTACCATCAAACGCAGGGGTTTAGGGATGCTCTAAATGCATATCGTGCTAATATTAATGGCTGGGATAACCTTAATATAAAGGAGGATAATTAATATGCCAAATAGAGAAATTTTAGATAGGCTATTAGAAGCAGTAAGAAGTAATACGTATGTAGATAATAACGGTAGAACTGTACTTAATGTGCCTGTAGATGATGATGCACCCTCACAAGAAGGACGAGCTATAGACTCAGGTGCTTTTACTGTACAGGCTATTGAAAATGCACGTACTACTATGGATGCTATTGTAGGGACTACTAACGCACGTAACACTTTACGTAGGCAAGCACAAGAGGCTGCATATAGTTATCATATACCTAATGTAGGCTATTGTACCACACTTAGTGTTGCCAGCAATCCTTATGATGCATGGGGGCATGCTGAGTACATACCCTCACCTACACTGAGTTATTTGCATATGTTTTTTAACTTTGATGGGTACTACGAAGGGAAGGAATTTAGTCATGTGCCACATAAAGTGTTACAAAGTACTAAGCGTAGGGGTATTGAACTTGATTTTACACCTACTTTATTAGAAGATTCTGTATATGATATGACTACTATAGAGTGTATGGTAGATAATGCTTTAGCTAAAATACGTGCGGAGATTATAGCGGGTATACACAAAGATGCTTGCATGCTGTATGGTAAGAATGATGCCTGTATTAATCATAAGGCTCCTAAAAATGAAGAATAAACCTATAGTACTAATACAAGGAGTGCCTATAAATACTGTTTTAAGTCCTGCTGAACGTGAAATTGTCCTTCATTTCTTTAAGGATTTACTAAATGCTTATGTTCGATGTAAAAAATGTGGTATTGCTCCTGATATTCCTAGGTTTATGGCATTGTGGAGGGTTATCAATGGTTAATTGTTTAGGGTGTAAAGTTAAATTACCCCCAAGTTCCAGTAGAAAGCGTAAATATTGTGATAAATGTATTAAAGAAAGGCAGATACGGGCGGGTAGGGAGCGTAAAGGCATCCCTTTCCTGCCTAGTAGCTACCGCCCATGTGCTGCTTGCGGTACTAGATTTACTGCTAAGGTCGATTCTGAGCGCACATTGTGCAAATCTTGCTTAAAGGAAAGACAGCGAGCAGTGCACATGGCTAATACGGTAAGATTACTAGGTGCTATACAGCGACGGGAGGATGATGGTATGTGGTATACCTGTGAATGTGGTCATGCGGTAACTTGGCAAAATACGGTACTTGATAAAGAACATTTAGTGATGGTGGGTATTGAAAAATGTGGCTCTTGCGGTTTGGAAACTGAAATAGCAGTGCCTGTTACCCAGTTTTGTGCTATATGCCAAGAGCCTTTGTTTGCTAGAAAGGGTACTAAGATAAAACACTGCACCCAGTGTGCTAAAGAGCTTAAACGGCAGGAGATTATTGCTTATCTTGCAGGCGTAGTTTTGGATTATCCTACTGTAGATAAGTTATTATCCCAAAGGCACACACTCATTAAGAAGTTGCAGGAATGGGATAAATTATTATAAGCATATTAAATTTGACTAAAAATGTTTTATAGTGATATACTATACACATAAGGAGGGGTTATATGGCACATCATAGTTGGGCATTAGGAGATTGTGCCCATGATTTTATTCCTTGTCGTAAGGGTAGTAAAGAAAAAGTGTGTATTATATGTGGTAGGTTTAAACATGTCGATGGTACTATAACGGTTGACCCTGGGTATAAAAGACCTAGTGTGCTGAAACAAATTAAGGCAGGAGGTAAATAATGAGTAAGTCAACGTGGGTAGCTATACTAAGCGTAGTTATTCTTATGACATTTATGTTAAATATTGTAGCTCCTCACCGACGACCCATAATCGCTGATCAAGATAAGTTAACTATGCTAGAGCAACGTATAACTGCTTTAGAGGAGAGTAACCAGTATACGTTGCAAAGGTGGGATGAAGTACGTAAAACACAATTGATAATTTTGGACTTGTTTGATGAAAGGATGTAATCATGAGTCGTAAGAATATTTATTTTAGTCGTGTGGATGAAGAACTGCTACGTAAGTTAGCAGTGATAGCGGATATGTCTATGTCTGGTGTAGTTGCAGATTCCTTAAAATTGTTTTGGGATGAAATATTAGCTAAAAGGTACACGTTAGAGACTATTAATGCTATGGGGCATAGGATGCTTAGTTGTGCTAACACATGTATATGTGAGGCTAGGTGGGGTTTAGTAGACTTAGGAGAGGGGGCAGTGGTATATAGGCCATTAAATTATGCTGCCACTAAAATGTGCACACATGTTGAGATTAAATAAGGGGGTTTATAGCGTGGGTAAGACTGCTGAAGAATTAGCGGTTGAGTATTATGATAGTGTGTGGGCTGAGGAACATATAAAACCTGCTGTAGATGCTTTACCAATAGATGTTGTTATGCAGATGGACAAGTTAATACAGCTTCGTGAGGCTTTGCGTACTAATGTTGATGGCATAATCGTAAATATGTGCGAGCTGTGCCAGTTGGATGACTTTAAAGAATGCCAGGCTAAGAAATTATGTATTGATGGTGTAGTAAACTCAAATTATGTTTCTGACTAAAGTAATAAGGAGATACCATACATGAATGACTATGAGTGGGAGTTCATGCAAGATTCACGGGATAAGAAGCGTACTGCTAGGGGAGCGTCAGCTAGGGCATCTCGTAGGCGTGGTTTAAAAGGAGCAGTGAAAACACCTGTAGATTATTTGAAAGGTAAGGAGAGAAAAGCATACATGAGTGAGAATACTATTACAAGTATTATTTCCTATGTTGAATTTAAAGCATTAGACCTTAGTCAACGAGGTAGAGTATTAGCTAGGTTGTTGCAAAAATATACTAAAGCACAATTGCGTTTAGAGTGGGGTGTTTCTTCGGCAGTGCTTTCAGGCATTATATATCGTTTGAAAAAAATATGTCCTGAATTAGTTGATGTAGCTGCTGTTACTCGTTATGCTGCACCAGCGATGGTTACTACTATTTCTTCAGAACCTTGTTGTTCTGTTGAAGGTGGTGTTCCTGCTGCTAAGGTTATTTTTTCAATGGCTTTGAATGGTGAATTTAGTGGTTCTGATTTACCAAATAGGTTATTAAACATATCAGGATTGCTTGATGCTGGTAAAATGTATCATGTTACTTTCACACTTGAGGAATTGGAGGATACCATATGTCTGTCCGAAAACGAGCTGATGTAATTACTCCCGAAGGGTGGGATAAGCGATATTTTAATGTAGATGATCGACAAATAGCCGTAATTATGGGGGCTTTAATTATTAAGTGTGAAGATTATGCTGATCAGTGGGTTAAAGCTAAACGTCCTAAAGAAATGATCAGGATGCTTCGAATGGCTGCTGCTTTTGCAGATCGTTTTTTAAGGATGATGTTGTCTAGCTTAGAAGGAGAAGAACGAGTCAGGGTGTGTAGGGATTTAGACAGGTACCAGATTTATGCTGCATATAGACAACAAGCACAGAACGAACTTAAAAAGCTTAAAGAAGATAACAATAATATTATCGTAACCAGGGACGATTTGTTTGATTTAATGGAGAGTGTAGCAGATGCGATGTGTAAAGGATGCACAGCAGACCATACTCAATGTGCTATGGGCAGGTTATATACTCGTTATGGTCTGCCGTACTACGATGACACCGCTGAAGGGTGTCCGTTTAAAATAGCGTAAGGTGTGGGGGTGTTTGTTATTAAAACTACGAAGTGTTTATACCAACTACGTGATCTCCTGATTTCTGATCAGTGCCAGCGACTTTGTAATAAAGGTGCTTGCACTACTGTGGAAGGTGGTGATTGCACCATACTTAGAATGTTACTTTTAATAGATTGTGCCCTTAAAGAGTTAACAATATCCTAGATGCAACACCACTAAGTTTGACAAAAAGGTATTGGGTGTATTATACTAAAAGTGCCAAGATTCACCTCCTTTACCGTTATTGTTGGGGTTTTCATTTTTACTTACCCTCCTTTGGTAACCTAGGTTTCTACCCAAACCTAGGTTATTTTTTGCTTTCTGGCATGTAATTTTGATAATAGTATATAACTATGCTATACTAAAAATATTAAGTCCCGTCGTGGAATAGTCCAGGTTTTGCTGTATACCTGGGCTATTTCTTATTATCAGGCATGTACTTATACGCACTTACCAGATCGATTTTACCGTTCATCTTTTCTATTTTCTGTGCTTTGGCTTGTAATTTTGGGCCGTTGAACCCCCGTAGGCAGAGTTGGTGCCACCATTGGGGGTTGTGTTCTAGGTCGTAATCCCTGGACTGTTCCCAGCTTTTCTGTATGACTTTCCCTAATAGTTTCCCTAGCCCTCCCTTTTTCATGTGGTGCAGTCAACTCCTTATACCAGCATAAATAGTCTAATTTAATATCCAATGTGCTAATTACCGAAAACTTTACCATTTCACTGGGAGTATTAACTATTTTTGCTTTTAATCGCTCCTTTCTTGTGGGGGATGCAATTACTACTACTGGGATAATTGCTCTGCTTAAGCCTAGTTCTAGGGCTAGTTTATTGTAGTTATCGATTTTTTTGTTAAAGTCATGAGGACTGTTTTCAATTTCTACGTAAAAATTGACTATTTTATCCTCAGTTATTTTATATTTAATAAAAGCATCTGCTACCATATGTGTGCCATCATTAAAATTAACTTTTTTTTCTATATCAATGCTTATTACTTTTTGCCACTGTTTAGAATTTACTACGAGTTCTGTATAGAAAGTAGCTACTTGTAAGCAAGATTCTGCATGGCTAGATCGCTTACCTACATAATACACGTAGCTTTGGTAAATACTTTCTCTGTAACGGCTTAGTTTACCTTCTTCATGCAATACCTGTAGTCTGTGCCTAGCTTTTCGTAAAGCACTTACAGGTTTCAATTTGGCGTACACCAATTTAGCAATGTGCTGAGCTGTGATGTATTTGAATAATTCTGCTAAATCCATCACTGCTTCACTACGGTTAATGCCTATTAGTTTGGTGTTGCCTGGGCTATCATTGAGCACGCCGACACCTCCTTTAATAACTGAACATTGGAGAAAAAAGAAAACTCACTTGAATGGCCTTTAGGCCAAAAGTATTATATAAGATACACACTACATAAGACTGACAATATCAGACTGACATTCCTTAATTGAACTAGTACCCTGACCATACTGTGCTATACCTTGCTGAACAAGTTGCTCTATATCTTCTTCTTTAATATAAGGAACTTGCATTTGCCAATTAGCCCCTCTTTGAAAAATAGCTCTGCCTGGATATGGTGGTAAACTAGCTGCGTCACTATCATCTAAAAGTATACCCGAATTAACTTTATTCTTACAACGGAAAGCTATGGAAACAGGCGTATTAGCTTTTAGTTGTCCAGGAAGTATATCCTTATCAGGACGTTGCGTACAGATAACACAATGTATCCCTGCAAATCTAGCCATACGAAGTAACTTAGATACACTACCAAACACCTTTGGGTTAGCATCAGCAAATTCATCAATAATCACAAACACATACGGTAAAGGATTTTCTGCTTGAGCATTGTACTTTGATAGCTTATCGTAGCCTGTTTTACTTAGTAAATCCATACGGTAGTTTAGTTCATTAATAAGCATAAGTAGTAGCCGTTGAGCATCATCTGCCGTTTGTGCTACATGACTAACCATAGGGTGGTTACGAAGTACCTCAAAATCAACTTTCTTATAGTCAATAATATTAATCTGTACTTGGTCTGGGGTGTAATTAGTCATTAATCCTGCCATCATATACTTCAAGCAAATAGTTTTACCCCAACCAGTCATACCCCCCATTAGCGCATGTGCATCTGTTTCAGGGTCTATTACTTCTAATCCTCTACAAGAGTATCCAGTAGCGAGCACAGGATACTTATACTTACTAAGATCAGGAGCTTCATATTGTATTAGAGATTTTATGATGTTTTGATATACCTTAACATAAGCATATTTGCCTTCAGCCCATATTTCAATTTGCCTACCTTCTAATGATTGTTCTAATTCAGGTTTAATTAGTTGAAAGTCATTTTCACACCAGCCTAAAGGCAAGGCGTAAACCAGCGTAAAAAATTCTCCTGAAGGGTCAACATCTTTTCTAACTAATTTAGGGCGTAATATTTTATTATTTAGTTCTACTTTAGGACCAGCAATTTCTATTACTGCATCCAGCCTCCCTTCCATTGATCGATGTTTATTCCATTTGTAATATGCTGCACCGCCTACTGCTGCTGCTCCAGTAGCTATAATTGGTAAAGTGCTTACTAATGCACCCATTGCCCCTGCGGGGTTGAACATTCCGTAGGCTGTTAAACCTGTAGCTCCTAAAAACACACCCTCTGCAACAGACCATATCGTACTTTGCATTCCGTTCATTTTAACGTACCTCCTTCCTCTCTACTTTTAATATATTCCGTACTATATATAATGTGCCTAGTAAATTATGGTAATTAAAAACCCCCTGTATAGGAGGGGGTTTACGCTTTACTATGGTGTTTGTCTTTTTAGTTTAAGTAAAGCTCCTGCAATTTTATTAATAGCCTGTTCTAAAATTAATTCTTCTACTGAATCTTTAGCTGTTTTATCTGCTTGTTGAAATAAAATATGCACTAATTCGTGTACTAATGAGTGCTCCATATCTTGTTGCGCATCTACTTGATGTATATTAGCATAATCTATATTGTCCATAACTTTAATCAATGCATCAGAATTACTAAAATTAATATTACATTGTGCCTGCCAGTTAGGATTAGCTATTTCTGTTTGGCGTACTAGTTTTACTTCAATATCCCAATCCTGTAAGCGTAAACGTTCTTGCCATTCAACACATAATTCTACTAGTTCTTCCTGGGTAAGTACTACTTCCATGTTAATACTCCTTCCTAACACAATTCCATTAGAAACCTAATTGCTGTTACAGCAGTGTGGGCAGCTTCCTCACGTAGTTTATAGCCTTTACGGTGTTCTTCTTTAGCCATTACCTCTGCCCAAAGCTCGGTTAACTCCTCGTATATGATAGCCCAGCCTTCATGGGCTGAATTTATTTTACTGTGCTTGGCTATGGCTAAGTCTAGTTCTTTAGATACCAGAGCTAACGCGGCATCTTTAGTCATGGGATAATCCTCCTATTGCTTTTAAGCAAGCATCTACCCAATCCTCTCTGTAGGAAGAAAGGTGTAGTACTTTGCAGGGTACTTCAGGCAACAAAGCTAGGATAGCATCATCAACTATTTGTTGGGATTTAATATCAGTTAGTCTGAAACCATCAGGGGTAGGTACTGTATCTATAGGAATAGGACATCTGATTAGTAAATCGTAATTATTAGCTAGTAGCAGTGCTTTAGTATACATAGGTGCTATGGTGATGCTGGGAAGTTCATACAAAAAGTTATATGCTAAAAAGTCTATCATGGAACGGTCACTGATAAATCCTTGGGGGTGAGCATTTTCCTGCATAAGTTGTGCTTCTAGTAAATCCTGCTGAAATTTTATTTGCTGGTCTTTAGCAGCAGTAACTACTTGATCGGTATTTTTAAATCCATGCGTTGCAGCTATGCCACGTACTACTTCAGTTATTAAGGGAAGTCCTGTCTTTTCACTTAAGATAGTAGCAAGCGTACTTTTGCCGACTGAGTGAGTACCACATATAGCTATTTTCATACTATATCCTCCTAATAGATTATTAGCTTGTTGGTCATTGTATCTAGGCCAATTTTACGGGCAGTAATATCATATTTAGTACGTACAGCATTCCAAGTTTCTTGATACGTATAAAAAGCATCTTCATACGCAGTAATAGCTTCTCGAATATTATCGGTATTTCCACTAAGCATTCTTTCGGCTGCTTCTAAACGGGCAGTTACATTAAAGAGTTGCGTAGCTTCTTCTTGCGTTATATCAATAGGGGGGATATACCATAGTCCTATTTTACTAAGTATTTTTTTGACTAGTTTAAACATTCAATTTTCTCCTTCCTCATTAATATTAGGTAACTCCATGTACCAGTCTTTGCCATATTTACGGGCACGGATTCCTAGTGCGGATTTAGCTTTTTTAAGGGCTGCTTCAGATATATGTGCAGTTTTTGCGGCTTTAAATATTTCCCCTGTAAGTACTTTACCTCTAGCTAGTTCTTCTAGCAGAAACTCCTCTGCACTTCGGGCAACATCTTTATCCTCACCGTTATTCTGTCTTGGTTCTGCAGTGATATTATCTGCTGTAACATCCATGCTTGTCCCAACCCACTGAAAAGGAGGATCACATCCTGGTTGCAGTGTAAACATTAAAGACGGGCCAGTAGGAGCTAAATTACACTTAGCATGTGCTATGCAACGTATTGTGGGGTTATCGGGGTGCTTACCTAGCACTAGCACAGAACGTGATGTAGCTACGTGGTCTACGGAGCCTACCCCTCGATGTATTGCTCTGTCTGCTGTTTGTTTTCTAAAATGCCTGACAATTACTGTAGCACAGTCGGTCTGTCTGGTAATTGTTTTAATCTCATTAAGCATACCCCGAACCTTAACCCCTTTGTCACTATCGTACTTTTCATCACCTGTAGCGTACAAGGTGATCGGATCAATAATTATTAAATCAGGTTTCATACGTAGTATAAGTTCTTTTACATGGGGCAGTTCTTTGGCAGTTACGCCTTGCACATCCCTGTAATCGCCATCTTCAGGGGTACTACTAATTACTGTCACACAGTTTTTATTAGCACCTAGTAGGTCTAACCGTGCGGATAAACCTCCTAAGTCATCTTCCGTAGTCAAAATTAGTATTTTACAATTTTTAGGGGCTGTATTGTCATACGGCACAGGGCATATTTTACTGCCTGTAAGACCCGCAATTAATGCTAGGATAACGAAAGTATTGTGCGTTACGATGTACTTATCTGTGCACAAATAGGTATGCTCAGGGGCTTCTACCGTAATACACTTAACAGGCACACTGGGTACTTCTTCAATTGCCGTGATATATCGTCTGCGTGTTACTACGCTAGTTTTTTTAGGTAATCGTTCTTTTTTGCGACTTAAGCGGAACACAGGGAGTGTAGTAGTAAATGTCAAACGATACCTTGTTGTGACTATGCCAAATCCTTTAGCAATACCTGCTTTTAAAGTACATTTAATGCCTAGACTGTTGATTAATATACGTACTTGTTCCGCAAGGGCAGCTTTAGTGCTGGTGAATTCACATTGTCCTCTTGGGGACACGCTACCATCAGTATCCATTAAGCCTTGTAGCAGTGCTAGGCGTTGCTCAAAAGAGCTATGCAGATATACTTGGGGAATATGCTTGTTATTTAATAAGTTGTTGCGTCTGAGAGCTGCAGATAATGATGTTTCTTTTGCCACGCCTCTAAGTTCCGCAGGAATGCCTTTACAATTAATACCACGTGTTAGTCTAATTTTATCCCCATTACTATATGATTTGGTGACATTAAATCCTTTGGCAATTATATTTTGTAATATTTCTACGTCAGGGTTAGTTATTTCGGCATACACAGCGGTACCATCACCTAGCCATGCACCTAGCACATAGGGGCTTATAGGTAAATCTTGGTGCTTACCATACGCAGGAACAATATCTATACTGTAGTTCTTTTTACCATCTTTATCTATTACGTTGGGTATTAGTGCTTTCGTAGTTAACACACTGTGTCCTGCTATTCTGTTAGGTGCAGGTTTTTTAGGGTTTGCTAACCACCTACGGGTATTACATCGTTGTAGTACGGTTTGTACTTTCCATAGGTGCTCTGCATCGGCAATTACTTCAGACTCATCATCAAAACATACTTTGTAACAGGTACGCCCGTATTTTACAGGACTGATATACGTTACCAAGGTAGGGTTACCTGTACCATCAAAAACTGTATCCCCAACTTTGAGAGCACCCATGGTGGTAAAACCATTAGGTGTAGGTATTACTGTGTCTAATGCGAGTGCTTTTCCATCACCCGAATCCCCATCGAATAGTGTTATTTCACCACGGGGTAGGTACGGATTGACCAAGAATTTAGGTTCTTGGGCGGGTACGTCTGATAATTTAATAGTGCGGTATTTAGTACTTAATTCTTCTACAAGTATATCCTGCTTAGGGGCTACTTCCTCTAGTACTTTATCGGCTAGTTTACAAGCATGACCCCAGTTTCCCCATTCTGAATTTTGCCGTTCAGCCGTAGCATACTTAGCAGTATGCCAGATATGACTTATTAATAGGGTCGCCAAATCACGCCTATCACGGATACCTGAACGTACTAACTCACAAGCCAGGTAATAGCACTGTGCTGACCTGTCTGTAGGGGGCACGTTACCTAGTAACACTTCTTTGGCTTCTTCGGATAACTTATTGGTATATTGCTGAGCTGCTTTTCGGATTTCTTCTGCGGTAGGTTCATTTAAACTGGGAAGGTTGTCTTGTTTCTTGGTGACGGTAAGCAGGGAATACACTGCTTCTAGTTGCGTGCCTTCCCAAGAAATTCTTTGGGACATATCTGTTAGGTAAGAGTATGTTCCTTGGCAACCTGTGCGCTTACTGTAGCTAATGGTAGGGGGCATTACGGCAATAGACCCATCTCCGCGTAACTCGATGTGTCCGCACTTGCCTTCAAATATCTGTTTAGTGCGTATGGATTTAGCACAGTGGTAATGATCGTGGTATGCTCCACCACTAGTACTTACCCTGCATGTTTGGGGGAAAGTAAAAGGTTCATTTAGCAGTTTACTAAAATGTGCCTCGGCTTCAGCAATAAGGTTGTCCACGGTATGTGGGGGTGTAGGGTCAAAATCTAAGACTACATCACGGCTACTTATTCCTGTGATAATTCCTAGACCATTAGCAGTATCGTTTGCCCACCAGGAGTTTAGTTGCTCTAGGGAAGCTCTTTCTGTTTGGTATTTTTTCCACACACCTACAGGATTTTTTTGTCCTGGTACTATTGGCAGCACGGTAAAGTCTAACTCCCATAAAGTCACAGCATTTGCCAAGATTGTTGGATATAGGGGCACGTATGTTTCACCTCCCTTGCTACTAAAAATGGGTAACTTACTATATTTACACTAGCATACCATAATTATACCAGTCAAGTTTACCCTTTGTTGTATTTATGTGTTATTCATGCTAAAATGAAGTAATTATGGATTCGTTATAAGGTAGGTGAAATTATTGGAACGGAAACAATTGTTGGGTCTTTCTGAGGTTTTACCTAATGGCTATCCTAAGCAGGGTGGCGTTATTGTGGTGCGTAATGATGGTAAGAGTGCTCCTGCTAGTAAATCGCGTAAAAGGCGGCAAAAAAAATATCCTATAATACCTTGGTATCGCAGGTAAGTGCTATTGACACTTGTATAACCCGTGTGGTATTATATAATTAACCAGTTTTGTATCACTATCTCATGTGGGAAAGTGATATTTTTTTTTGGGGTGATTTATTATTAGATCAATTAAAACTCCCGCGCAAATAGCTAGATCAGCGGCCAAGGCTGCGCGTAACTTGGATACCATTGTGTATTCTGTTAATATAGCTTCTTTACGATACTATGGTAGTGTTTTTTACGCAAGTGTTTCGCCAGATACTGCCCAGCAGTTTACTAGTGTATGTAGAAATACTAGTGGTTGGCAACGTATTCCTCACTTAATTAGATGGGGAACCCACCTAAATAAAACTGTGTATTTTACTATGTCTACTTTTCACTTTTTAGCCCTTACTTTGCATATTCCTGCAGAGTTGCTTATAGAGGAAGCTAAGTACTTTAACCGTATGGGTATTGCAGGATACCGTATAGCTTGTGAAGCTTATCGGCAGGGATATACACTTGAACTTTTAGCCGAGAACAATCTCAGTGACCCTGACCAGCCTAGGGGTAAAGCATATAGAAGGGCATGGCACACAATACTTACAGGTAACTTGGACTCGTATACTTATGGCAACTACCTGCAGCGTATTTTTAAAGTATGTCGTACTAAGTTGGGTATTGATATAGGTGACTTATTAAGCAAGCCTGTGCAAAACGTTACCAAAGACACCACTATACTTACATTTTCAGAAATGCTCAGTACTTTATCCCCTTTAGATACAGCCGTATTAATGGGTATGGCTAAACTATTACATGAGTACAACTTAAATAATAAATCTAAGCAGTTTGACACTAATTGCAAAACACTTTTAAGGTGGTATCAAGATGGCAGAAAAAAAGAGCGTAGTAGTACCAAAGGACACATTGGGAGCAAACCTTGATGTTACCCGATTTGTAGAGCAGTTAGTAGCATCTACGGATGTAATGGACTTAAATGAATGTTTCAGGTCTGCTGTGGATACTGCTAGTTATTTAAGTGCTATACGCAGCAAAACAATGGTACAAGCTTCTCGTTATGTGCCAGGTATTATTCGTACTTTTGGTGAAAAAGCTGCCTCGGGGGACATGGAAAGTGCTCGTATGATCCTTGATTATGTTGGTTTTGCAGAAAAAGATGTCCCTGCACAGATTAATACTCAAGTTAACGTCAGTATTCCTACGTTAAAAGATGTGCTTACAGTAACTCCTGTTACTCCTATCATTGAGGGGGGTGGCACTGATTGATTATGGTAAGTATCTAGTCAATCTGTTAGCTGAAATTTTACCTAGGCATCCTGCTGAAATAACTGAAAAGTTGCAGGATAGTCCTCTAATAGGGCCTACGGGAGTACGTAAACTCTTAGGTGAAATTGATACGGAATTTTTTGCTAGAGCGTATTTTCCTGAATACTTTGAATATGAGGTTCCTGACTTTCATCGAGAAGCTTATGCTGAACTTGATGCTATGTTAAACCAAAAACCCTGTGGTACCCGTAAGGTAAGAGCATGGCCTAGAAGTAATGCTAAGTCCACGATTTATAACTTTTTTTCTCCTTGCAAGGCAGCCTTATACGGACTTCGTAACTTCATTGTGCAAGGTTCTGATTCTGAGGGACAAGCTCAGGGTTTTTTAGGTGATATTAAGACTGCCATAGAAAATAATGCTTACATCATTGAGGATTTTGGTGATGTTAAGGGTGCTGTTTGGCGTATGGATATGATTTCGGTCATGTCTACCAGGGGTAATTTCGTATGGCTCGCTGCCATTGGCGCGGGGAGCGCAGTGAGGGGGCTTCGTAAAGGCAGGTTTCGGCCTGATTACATCACTTTAGATGACGCTGAATCCGATGACTCTGTGCTAACACCTGACCGTATTACCAAGTTAATGCGCTGGTTTAATAGGGCTTTAATGAACTTAGGTACGGCAACTACTGACGTTATTGTTGTGGGTACGGTACTCGCATATGAATCACTATTAGACCAGCTATTAAAAGCACCTACTTGGGATGCACGAAAATACTCCGCTATTGTTAATTGGTCTAATTCATCCTTATGGGATGATTGGAAAAAGATATATACCGATTTAAGTATAAGTAAAGATGCCCGTCAGGAGGGGGCTGATAGGTTTTACTATGCGCATGAAGCAGAAATGCTTGAGGGTACTGAGGTACTGTGGCCTGCGGGTAAACCTTATAAAACCTTAATGGAAGTGTATACCACCATCGGGGAAGCAGCGTTTTGGGCAGAACATCAAAATGACCCCGTTAACCTTGATGAATGTATCTTTAAGCATGAATGGATTACTTATTATGATGCTGAGGAATTAAGACGCACGCGTATTGTTGAGGTATTTGGTGCATTAGACCCTTCTCTTGGTAAAACCAAACTAGCAGACTATTCTGCTTTTATTGTACTTGGTCGCGGGGAGAATGGGTTTTTCTATGTGCTGGAATCCATTACGGAGCGTATGAATCCTGACAAAATACTTGAAACTCTTATGAATTTAGGTAGAACATACAACTTTACTAGATTTGGTATCGAGGTAAACCAGTGGCAAGACTTACTTAGAGTTATGTTTATTGAAAGAAGTGCTAAACAAAACATCTATTTACCTATTGTAGAACTACGGCACAACAAAGATAAAGTACTTCGAGTACAAACTTTAATTCCTTACATCAAAAACGGGTATGTCAAATTTAACAAAGAGCATAGGCTTTTAATGGAACAATTATTGGGTTTCCCTAAGCTGAGGCACGATGATAGTGCAGATTGCCTAGAAATGGCAATTCGGATGGGGTCAAGAGGTTTTGATGACGGAGAACCACTGTTGACTGGAACGTACCCAGAAGACCGATACCACCGTTACACATCCGATGACTACGATGATTTACAAGAACCACACCACTATTATTCCTAAAGTTAGGCACGGTGTTGGTAATTATAGGAGGTACTTTATGTACTTAGGATTAGTTATATTTGTGCTTCTATGGGTTCCTGTAGTGTGCATGAGTTGCTTAGTGGCAGGGGCTTACATTATGTTCTGTAAGCAAAATAATCTAAACCCTGTACGTAGTGGGTTAGTACTACACTGCCAGGAACCTGATTTTGAAGCAGTAGTTACTAACAAACCTGATAGTATTCCAGGATTCTATGATTGATTGGGGGTGTTAGTACTTTGATTGCTGAAGAATTTATGGATATTGAAGAAGAAATAAAAGACCCAAAATTAGAGACTTCCAGAGACTTAGAACGTTTGCAACAACGTGTGTATAACCACCTAGACTGGGCCAAGACTTCTGCGGATAGGCAAAGTGCCGAGGATAGATGGACCGACTGTCAAAATTTTTGGTTAGGTAAACATTGGGACGGTATTAAGTCTTTTAATATTAGTGGGCGTAGTGCCGCAAATAAAAAACTACACCCAAACCCTGTGGATAATTATTTTAAAACCCACGTTGAGGGTTTAGTCGGGGATATTTGTGATAGACCTGCGGATATTCAAGTAAGCCCTAGGGAAAAGGGCGATGATACAATGGCTGAAAAAATGGATGCTGCGGTTAAGTATTGCTGGTATCGAAATAGCGGTGATCGTAAGTTAGAGTATGCTACCAGACGCGGTGTTTTACATGGGCCTTTAATTGCTAAGGTGTTTTGGAATCCCGATTGGAAAGGCTCTACAGCTAACCCATTTACGGGTGACGCACAGTTTATTACGGTACCAGCCCCTAATATTTTTATTGACCCGCGTATTAAGGGTATTGAAGAAGGTGTTATACAGCACGCAGGTTTTATCGTTCATGCCGTTAGACGGTCATTAGCCTATATACAAGAAAACTACCCTGATAAGGGGTTTGATGTTACTGCGGATAGTTACGCTACTTACGTAGATACTCTTAGCGGTGATATTGACGATGTAGATATTTACCCCGAAGATCAAGAAGTTTTACTTGTAGAATATTGGTATAAGGGAGAACCTTTAGCCTCTGAATTTCCTGCATTAGAAGAAGCTACTGAGCCTAAAGAGGGATGGGTGCATAAAGTCGTTGTTGCTGGAGGTATTCTTTTAGAACATCGTACTTATGTATATCCTTGGTATCCATTCGTAATGGAGTGGATATATCCTAGTGATGAATCCGTGTATGGTTATGGTGATGGCTATGACATTTTAATGCCCCAACTAGTTATTAATAAGTTAAACGAACTTTCTATTGAAGGTGCAGATATACAATCACAAGGTACTTGGCTTACTGAAGAAGGTAATGTACGTAACAAAGCACAGTTTCAGAAATACGCTCGTATGGGCGGCTCTGTGCAGTCTGTAGTAGATATAAATAGAACTAGGCGTGAACCTGGGGGTAACGTACCTTCATCGTTGTTCACTCATTATAAACAACAAACGCAAGCTATGGAAAGTATTAGTGGTAGGACGGATGTAGCACAGGGGCGTACATCACGTAGGGTTGAAGCGGCATCGGCTATTGCACTACTACTACAGCAGTCGGGAGGCAGGGTACGCCAACGATCTAGGGCATTAAGCAGTTTTACTACCCAAATAATAACTATGCTTGTGGATTTGATAGGACAAAATTATACAGAAGAACGTTTAGTACGGGTTACAGGTGCCGATGGAACTAATAGTTGGCAACCAGTATCCCGTACTGATTTTATTAAGCAAAAAACTTGGACAGACCCTGCAACAGGACAAGTCACTAAAGAAGATTACATTCCTGAGTTTGACGTTATTGTTACTGCGGGGGCTGAGACTCCTACTTCGAGAGCGTACTACAGCGAACTGGCAATGCAATTATTCCAGGCAGGCATTATTGATGATATAGCGTTGCTAGAAGTTGTGCAGTTTCCCAGGTGGCGGGAAGCATTAGCTAGGAAGCAGCAAGCAATACTTGAACAACAAAAAATGGAGCAGCAAAAAATAGAGCAGATGCAGCAAATGGAACAACAAATGGCTCAGCAGCAGCAACAAGCACCCCCTGTGCAACAAGAGGGTATTCCTCCTGAGCTACTAGCAATGATACAGTCGGGGCAGCTACAACCTGTGTCTGAAGATCAAGTACCTCAAGAACAACCACCACAAGATAATATTACTGCACTTATGCAGTTACTTAGTCAACTAGAGCAACAGGGACAAGGAGGTAATGGTTAGTGTTAAGTAAAATACTTGATAAAGATAATGTTAATCAATTAGTTGTAGATTCATCTGGCGCAGCTAGTACGAAGGTAAAAGAGTCGGCATTGCCTACGGGGGCCGCAACCGCAGCAAAACAAGACGCGCTGGCAGTGTTGATCGGTGCCTTAACTGACGCAGTGGTTACCGATCCTACGGCAAGTGGAAGTGAAATTGCACTACTCAAAGGGATAATTAAACAACTCCAAGGGACTTCGGGAACGGTTACCCCTATTTCACTATCGGGGGCTACCGTGGCTGTTCCTGTAGATTTACAGTATAACCAACTGACAGATGCTGAGGCGTTACCCGTTACAGTTTCGGGGAGTAAAACAGGAAAGCAAGCCAGCGATACAATTACACTAGCACACGATGTCGGTATCCATTCTGCATTAGATGTTTTATCCACAGCGGCGGGAGAAGTGTTAGAGTTTGCTAGTTTAGGTGAAGCAGGGGATTTAATCGCTATACTCGGACTAAGGTATAAGTATGCTGCTAATGCTATACCAACAGCTTGTGCTGGATATCGGTTGCATCTTTACAATGCCAGTCCAACCGCCATAGCCGATAATGCAACATACAATCTCCCTAGTGGTGACCTCGCTAAGTATATTGGTTCAATTTTTATACCCATTCCAACAGATTTAGGGGATGAATGCCATGCTCAAGTGGATAATATCAACCTTACCGCTAAATTGGTCGGTACAGGGTTATTCGGAATACTTTCATGTGTAGGGGCTGAAACTCCGGCAATAGATACGGTGATTACCATAATCATTAATACGATGGCAGTATAGGAGGGGTGATAATATGACTCCTATACAAAAACAATTACTATTGTCGGGAGGTTCTAGGCTTGTTGTTTCCGATTCTTTTAATCGTGCCGACAATGCTTTAACATTAGGCAACGCTGATACTGGTCAAGCGTGGAATCCTGATATCGGTACATGGGGGATTAATAGTAACCTCGCGACACAGATTACTTCAAGCGAAGCCGTTTGTTCCATAAACTCAGGTATTTCAAATTTGTATTTGAAAGTAACTTTCGCTATAAGAGCCGCCGCGGCTGTCCATAGAATTAGATTTAGGGCGGCTAGCGACGCTGTTAATGGAGATAGGATCACTTTACTCGCTAATGACGCAGGGTACTCGTTATATAAGACATCCGCAGGGGCTAGCACGTCTATAGCAAGCTGGGCAGTACCACCCCAAAATGGGGATATTGTCGAGATATATGCTAAAGGGTCTAATATCCGAATAATAATAAACGGAGTGGAGCGCTTTAACGTGAATGAATCTACAAGCCAATTCAACACCTATGTAGCATTATCGGGAAACTCTATTGCCCTTAGATGGAATAATTTGGAGGTATATGCTATATGACGCTGACAGTACCCAAAATTGGCACTGGTACAGAAGAAGATCCCATTCGACCCGATATTATCGCTGAGTGGTGGGAAGTAATTGAGGAACGAGAAACCGAGTTTGTAATCCGTATACGTTCTTAAGCTATCGGAATAGCGACATACCTTATTTGTGCTATAAAGATGTATAACTTTTTGGAATATGTATTTAATTACCATATTTACGATACCAGAGTAATGAGGTGATATTATATGGATATGGAAAAACCTATAAAAGTTGCTATATCACTCGCTAAGTCAGCACCACAAACGGCTAAAAGTGTATCTGCGGATAAAAGAGTAAAAACTATTGGCTATGTGTTTATATCTAACGGAATGATCATAGCTGAAAAATAAGGAGGTTTTTAAAATTGTCCTATAGTACTAAGGCATTAAAAACGGATGTTAACGGCAAACCCGCCTCTCAGTATTTTAGTGTTGCATTGGATGATTATGTGCCCAACGATGCTCCCGCTTCGGAGGCTAAACAAACAGCACTAGAAGCACTAATCGGAGAAGTACAGGCTAGTCCTACTGAGAATACAGTGCTGGAAAGATTGAAAGCAATTGAGGATAAACTTATTTCTGGTATTCCGTTATCGGGGAGTAATCTTAAAGGAGCGAATGTTGCAAGCGTAACCACAGCAGGAACGAGAGTCCAGTTGCCTACATTATCATGCAGCAAAGTTACTATTATAGCCAAACGTGCTAATACAGGATATATTTATGTTGGCATGAATACGGTATCCTCTACCGTATACGCTGTGGAATTATCAGCTAAGGATAGCATGGATTTTGGAGTTAATAACCTCAACGAACTATGGATTGATTCCTCTGTGAATGGGGAGGGGATCAGTTATGCCGTTATCTAGCTTCCGCAAAGCACAAGATAGACAGGTTATTTCTTTTCCTCCTGGTTGGACATGGATTTCCGCACCAATAACTATATATCGCGACCCGAAAGGCATAATTACTACTGATTTTGATGTCGCTAACTTTAAGATTAACGGGGTGGGAAAAACATACTATGTTAAGAAAACAGGGGGAAATGATAATAATGACGGTTTAACGTCTGATACTGCATTTGCAACATTATATAAGGCAATTACTAAAGCAGATGTTGATATTATTGTTGTTTATGATGGAGTATATACTAGGGAAAACGCTTTTAACGACGCTTCCCCCGCTAGGGATATATCAATAATAGCTGCAACTGGGAACAATGATGTTATTATAACAGGGCATTCCGCTTTAACATGGACAAAAACAGCAGATAAAACCAACGTTTATCAAGCAACACGAACGCTAGTTGTGAGTGTTTATGATGCCGGCGTATTAGATGCTAACGGAGACTATACAAGATTAATATTGAAAACCAGTATTGATGAAGTGGATGCTAATGCGGGGAGTTATTATATTGATGGGTCAAATGTTGTTTATGTTCATACGGCTGATTCTAGGGCCGCCGACAGTTCAATTTATTCATTCCTGAATGTTAAGGCAGGTTCAGTCGCGAGTGGGAAATCAATCTATTTAGAAGGATTAAATTTTATAGGTGGCTATACACCTTTTTACGCTTTGACCGATTTTATAGCAGTTTATGCCAAAAATTGCACATTCAAATATGGTACACAAAATGGTTTTACACAAATGGGTGGAACGGCGTATTTACAAAATTGCACTTGTTCTAAAAACAGTGAGGATGGATTCAATTATCATTCAACCGTGGGCGAGGTAAAACCGTATGCCATAGAAATTAATTGTAAAGGATATAGAAACGGCTTAGATACCAACGATAATGGGTCTTCCATGCACGATGGAGGCAAGATTATAAGGGTAAACGGAGAATATTACGAAAATACAGCCCACAATGTAGTCGATGTAACAGCAGATACCCAATCTTGGAATATTGGGTGTGTAGCACACGATTCTTCTGGGGGTGCTAATATATGCGATTTTTTGGTAACTACGGGGGCGGCAAAGATGTGGTTAGATAGTTGCATTGCTTATGGATCGACATATTCTCTAGGTATAACAGATGCCGCTTCTATATGTTATTTAAGAAATTGCACTTTATTACCACCTCAAAGTATTGTAGGCACAAAATTGACTTATTAAGGTATCGGAATAGCGACATACCTTATTTGTGCTATAAAGATGTATAACTTTTTGGAATATGTATTTAATTACCATATTTACGATACCAGAATAATGAGGTGATATTATATGGATATGGAAAAACCTATAAAAGTTGCTATATCACTCGCTAAGTCAGCACCACAAACGGCTAAAAGTGTATCTGCGGATAAAAGAGTAAAAACTATTGGCTATGTGTT